ATCAGTGTCATCCAACCACAGTTGCCCCTCATACCCTGTAGGTGCTGTGGACTGGACTGCTACAGACGGACCAGCAGCATCCACCCACTGAGAGCTATCGCCATCGTTGTAGTAGACAAACATTTTGCCGTCATCCGAATCCCACCACAGGTCACCCTCGTCAGGGTCAGTCGGTGCGGTGGGCGAGATAGTGACCCCGCCACCGCCAGAGGTAAACTCTTGCCAAGCCGAGCCGTCATAGTAAGTCAGCAGGTCTGTTCCGGTGAGGAATGCGAACATACCCTCGGATGGGGAAGTAATAGCCGCATCTCTGGCAGTCGCATCAGCGAAAACCATTAGCGATTGTTGCATCAGGTAGGTGTCTACATCATTAGCGGTAAGAACCTCACCCGCTACAAAATCTTTGAAGCCTGCGCCAGCCATTTTACTCCTAGAATCCTAAGTGGTCTGTATCCAGTTTACCGAACAAACTGTCATCGAGTACCAGGAACGTATAGTCAATTTGGGCAATACCTATAGTAATGTCGTGGCGAATCTGCTCGACCTCACTATCGAGCTTGATAACCTGCCCGTATTGGAGGATGGGGTCCCCGATTCCGTTGGGAGTGAACTTGACAAGAATGATGTCACCAAGCTCCAAGCCCAATACTGAAGTTTTGTCCCCGGCGCTCATAGTATCCAGGTTCATAGACAAAGACTCGATACGGTATTCCGGGTCCACATACTTGCCCAGAATGAAGTCGGCAATATTTTGCAACTGGTCTGTGGAGTTTACGAGAGTTTCAATCTCCTCAGCGACAACCCCATAAGTGACCCTGGACCGTTCACTTGTTGCGTTAGCTGAACCAGCAGACGAAGTGACCGTTACATCATTGACCAAAAGCTCAGTGCCGTACACGACCTGAACTGAAGTGTAGGGAATCCCTGTACCGTCATCGGCAAAAGTAATCAGACTATCCGACCTGGGTGTGGCGTCACCACGGTCCTGGAACACCAGGTCGCCAGACTTTGAGATGAACAGATTACCCTGCTCTGAAGTATCCACTTTCTGGAGGTACTCAAGGGCGTTGCCCTCGAACACGTCAGCCCCGAGCGTAGAATCGCCCTCTGAGATGATTCTTTTGTCCACCGGCCATAGAACCCCGTCCATATCGAGAACGGCGCTTACACGGGCTCCTGTAGCTTGTGGGGTGGCTGTGCCGGGCGTGACGAGCTGTCGAGCGAGCGAAGTGAACTCATCCGTAGCCAAAATCTCAGCTTTTGACCTACCGCCTGGGTCGTAGTCAAAGTTCCAGTCGTCAATAAGACCCTCAAACTGGCGCACCCCATCTGTAGTGATTCTTAGCCCACGCCTTGGAACAATCTGACCATAATAGGGACCGCCAGTGTATAGCGGGTCAAACGTGCGCTGTTCGTTGTTCAGGACAACCGAAACTGCACCAGACGAGAATCTATCCAGGTCCCGTGCCTTACCCCTGGCAATACTAAGCTCAATCATTTTGTCGGTAATATCCGACCAAACAACACCGTCAAGCGTATAGGTGGGATTGTCTAGGACACCAGCTATTGGGTCGTCAAGAATGAAACCGGCTACGGACTGGAACTCAACTACGGTAGCCATTACGCTCTCGCAAAGACAGGACCAGACTGCCTCTCATACCGTTTGATTTCCTTGATAATCTGCTCCCCGATACGCTGACCGTCAGCTCCTAGCCCAGCGTTCACAGTAATGTTGTAGGTGGCTCCCATCCCGCGCCCACGGCTCAACGGCACAACTGCCTCGGGACCAGCTTCACCTATCATCGCCAGGGTTGGGTCAGATACGATACCACCCTCAGCTAGCTTGGGAATACTCACGCGGGGCAAGCCCAGTTTGCCTATCTCTGGCACATTGAAGCCGATAGTGCGCTCCGGGGAATCCCCGATTGCCGGAATCGTTATAGACAAGCGGTTGAGGGCACGAATCATAAAGTTCACGCCAGAAATAATCGTATTGACGAATCCCTCAAACGTGCTAATCCATGAGTTGATGTAACCCTCAATAAGACCACCGATGAAATTGAGGACCGCCTTGAACACATCCTTGATTCCATTCCAAGCTACCCCGATGAACTCCACAAGTGACCCAAATACGGCGGGCATAACTTCACCGAACCAGTAGTCCCATAGCTCGCCAAAACCCTCAACAACTGAAGTGAAAAAAGCAAACACTTCACCAACTAGCTTGCGCCCGTACTCGGTATTAGTCAGAAACCAGATAAGTCCCGCAGTCAGAGCCGCAATCCCAGCAATAATCAAGCCGATTGGGTTAGCAATCAAAGCCAAACCAAAAGCCTTCACAGCCAAAACAGCTTTACTCGTAGCCAAGTTGTGAGCAATAGTTGCGGCTGTACTGGCAACCAAGCTGGCTTTATGAGCAACCGTAGCGGCTACGTTCCTAAGCGTGGTCCCGTTCAGCAAGTTGCCTACGATGACACCCAGCTTCTGCGCTGTCGTGTTCGCGTAGGTTGCCCCGACAGCCCCATAAGTTGCCAAGCTGAACCCGAGCATCAAGCCCTGCCCGATAGCAAGCCCGGCACGAAGTAGAGCAAACGCCTTCACCGCCACGAATACGGTAGCACCAATCTTGACAAGCGACTCATCCGTACCCTCGATGACCTTAGCCACAAACTCCACAATAGGAATGAGAGCCTGGAGAATCTCAACGAACAAAGGTATAGCCATCTCAGCTAGGTCCAGAATGACCGGCGCGAGCACATCAAGCATTGTGTTGGCAATCTCCAACAACGGCGGGGCAAGTCGCACAAACGCATCTATCAGAATCGGGATGGCTTGGTCCATTAGTTGCTGGATAACCGTCAAAAGTGTGGGCAATGCGGTTATCGCCATCAGAGCGAACAGGTCAGAGATTGACTTGACAATGGGGATTAGCGGGGGCAACTGACCAAGCATGTTCTGGAACGAAGTAACCAACGGTTGGAATACCGACACAGCTCCACCGGCGCGGTCCCGAAGCATCGTCATAAAGGTTACGAATGTGGCAATCGGGACAGACAGGTTGCGAACGAACTCAACCAGTTCATCCAGTCTGGGGTTCAGGAACTTGCCGATAGTTTCACCGACACTCTTAGCCATCTCCTCAACCGGACCTAAGCCCTCAATGGCGGCACGAAAAAACTCACCAAACTGGTCGTAGATGGGACCAATCAGGTTAGCCCCGACACGCTGGATTGCGGCTAGAGTATTCGCAAACGCGCCAGAGGTAGAGTCACCCATCTTGAGTGCGGCTCCACCAATCTTATTCTCCAGAGCATCCTGAAGAATGTCACCAGTGACAGCTCCGGCAGAGGCAAGCTCAAAGATTGCTTCCTCAGAAACACCCATCTCCTCAGCGAGCATCTGGAAGATTGGAAGCCCACGGTCCGCCAACTGCTGAAGCTCAACGCGGGTAGCTTTACCACTAGTCGTAACCTTGCCCATAATGGACTGAATCTCGGTCAGCGGTCTACCCGTGATTGCGGCTGTATCCGCCAGGATAGACAGGGTACGGGTCAGTTCCTCACCAGGTTTGACACCTGCCGCAACTGCTTGTGCCGCAATAGTTGCCGCATCCCCTAGCCCAAACGCGGTCCCCTTCACAGAGGCAAGCGCAGAATCCATAATGTTCTCGATGGACTCAGCCTCATGCCCCAAACCTTTGAGCATAAACGTGGCTTGCTCAATCTGCTGAAGTCTTTGGAATCCCTTGGTGACTGCGAAGCTCAGACCAGCTACCGCTGTCGTGGCGGCAGTTGCCGCAACAACCATTCCGGTCCCGATGACCTTATTCAGCAGGTTGGAGCGTTGCTCGAATCCAACGATGGCACGCTGAGCGTTGTCCAAGCCCTTCAGGTCTGACTTGTAGACAATGGGTATAGTTATGCCCTTAGCCACTGATACGCCTCTCGGTTATCTCCGCGAACTCATTGATTGTCTTCTCAATAAAGTGAATCATCTCGCCACGCCGACTGATGTATTGTTGCCATACGAAACGCCCAGCCTTCTGGTTGGGGTTACGGAATCGCCGGTTCAGTTCCTGGATGAGAGCCTCACCCTGAGTGGTCCGAACATAAGTGCCCTTGGTCCCGGCTAGGTCCGCAATCTTGACTGCCGCCTTGTTCTGCCCACGCCCGAATACCTCGATACGAGCCAAAGACTTGCGAGAGCTAGGAGTGACGTAAGCCGTTGCCTTGACTGACGTTGGCCAGGCGGTCCGACCACCGTGCCCGCCGAATCCCGATAAGGGCGGGTTGGCGTTACGGTTTATCCAGCCCTGAATCTGGTCAGCGAACGGTTGTAGGTCAGTCTTGAGTTCCTTGACAAAATACTTACGCAGATTGGGGTCAAGTTGCTTCATTTCGGATACGAGCTTTTTCATCTCGCTTGTATCCACGTGCGCTGTTAGCATGACTCACCCCTACAACCAGTCTACCGCTTGCGGTTCTGATTCTGGCTTCTATGTATTAGGTAGCGAGCCATTGTCCATAGCATCCTGGGCTCTAACGCCATCAGCTCACGGGGACTTATCCCGGTTTCAACTGAGATGACTGCTAACTGCCAATGTACGCTAGAGTCACCCAGGCCAACTATTTTTTTGCTTCTGCTTCCGTGACGATATTGACCGACTCAATCCACTTGTCGAACTCATCCTTGGTTTCCCCAGTGCGCTTGAGGACATGCCAAGCAATGAAGAACAAGTGGGTCAGTCGCACCTCGGACTGAAGTCTGGCTACGCTCAAGTCAAACTTGCTCTCGAACGCAACCAGGTCAGCCGCAATCGCGGTCACTACCTTTTCTGAACCGTCAGTAAAGATTACTCGTAGGTCAA